TCTTTGATTGTGCCTACATTTAAGCCGCCTGTTGCTGTAACACCACCACTAAACGTACCGCCGGATGAAGCAGGTACTGTGTCAGCTACAGTAAATATATCATAGACAAGTATCTCTACAATGTCGCTTGCAGACAGAGCAGCCAAGCCACCAATAGTGTTAGCGGTTGTTGTATTATAATCAGTGCCAGCTACGAGTGCTACACCGTTTAGCGACACATCTACGTAATTACCATCAGTAAACGACAGCGTTGCTCCACTGTCAGATGCACCAGATAGTGATGTTTCACCGCCAGTAGCAGTAAAGTAATAGCGTGACCTTACGCCAGTTCCTGTTGGGGATTTACCTATATATGGCATTATGCGAGGTCTCCCATTGCACTTGTCATAACTTCGTCTACATCAGCCCCAGCAGTGCCTGACCAAACAACATCAGCAGTTTGTGTTTGATAACCGCTAGTTGTTTTTGTGTCGCCCCTACGCAGTGCTATAGCTGGACAAAGAGCGTTTGAAGTAGCGTCTACATAGTGACCAAGACCTGTGACAACATAGTTTGCATTACTCATATTATTTGACAAGGTAAGTGAAATATTACCAGCCTCTACGTCTGTCTGGCCACTAAGGTTAAATGAATCAAGCACAGAAAGACTTGACCGCTGGTCAAAGTTGCTCCAAGCCTTCGCCAAACCCTGCTGGACAGAAGTGGTTACAGCACCGCCTTCAGACGTAGCTGTCAGGCTTGCACCCAAGCCACCCTTCACAATCTGTGTTAGTGCCATAACCTATCTCCTTATGCGTAAGGGCTATCGCCAAGTACGCTTGTGTCCCAAGCTGCCTTCAATGCTGCAATATCCGAAGCACTGTCAATAGCAGAGGCTGCAGGTGCATTACGCAAAGCAACTTTTTTAGCTACTGATGCTGCTTTTGCATCTGCATCATCAGCTTCCAGTGCCTTCATATATACTACATCTTCTGCATCAAGCAGTGGCTTACGAACTTCACGGATTTTATCCTTAAAGATTTCTTTTGCTTTAGTTAAGTCTTCACTAATTACATTTCCAGAAAGCGACCACGCTCCCCGAAAGTCTCTGTTGGCAGGAATGGTAGCAGTTGAGGCATCAATCTGATTACCGTCCTTGTCAACAATATATGTTGTTACAGCCATGATTTTCTCCTTATGCTGCTAGTTCTAAATCGTCAGAGATACGCCAAGCGTTTCTCCACTCACGAGTTTGTGGTAACTGTTCCTTGCGGCAGATTACCATCTTAGGGCGATTACCCTCATCCCAATTAGTCCAGACAGACTGTGGGCAATCTTTCATAATTAAATACTCAATAGCCTCTTCTTCAGTCATAGCCTCGACAGGTTCTGTGTTGTGCAGTAAGTAACCACGAGTATGCTTCTTGAAGTCAGGCTGGGCTTCGTCTTTAGCTAGTTCGTGATACACCCACACTGGCGGCAGGATACCGCCCTGCAATGCACACGCCATCCAGTTTGGGTCAGGTACAAGTATCTTGGCACATGCATCAACGCTGTCCTCAAAGACCACACGATAGTCTGACTGCACACCCTCTAGGTTTTCCTTTGCCCAGCATAGTCTGTCGAATAGGTGTGTGCCTTTGAACTGTGGTGTCTGGGTCATCAGGCGAGGTCTCCATGGATTGTGCAAAGTGCTAAATACAAATCAAGTTCCTGTAAATCGCTACTTGTACTGATACTGTAACCGCCAGTCCAACTTGTTGAGGATGTGCTATAGACTATTGTTCCACCATCCGCAGTTGGGAATAACCAATAAGCAGTTACCGAAGTCGCAGCTTGTCTAGCAGCGTGACCACCAGCAACGTAATCGTCATTAGAAAAAGACGATGCGTAATTGGTATCAGTTAATCCGCTACCATCATCGTTCAAGCTGCTTATATTTAAACTGTCTCGCACAGTATGACTTGTTGACTGTTCAAAATTACACCAAGCCTTCGCACTACCATTTACCACATACTTTGTGTCTACGACATTTGGTATAGTAACACTAGCACCATCCACAGTTTCAGTTGTGGTAGTGCCTTCAATCTGGTCTGCTATAATTTTTCCAGCCATTATGCGAGGTCTCCGTGAACTGCAAAAGCAAAGTATACAATATCGTTATCCGAACCGTTAGTGTCTCGATTGCTCGTATGAAAGTCTGCCGTTGTCATTTGCCGACTGGTGCTAGTATTTACTCCATACGTTCCAAAATAAGAGGCACTTGTCGCTTCGGTCTGTGCGCCACCAGTTAAACCATATAGTGCGTTGTTCATAGGATTAGAAAATGTAATTTTGGTTACACCTTCTGCTACATCAGCAGTTACCGAAACATTGAACGAATCATAAACAGGATGGTCTGTGCTAGTTTGGTCAATAGATGCCCAAGACTTCGCTAACCCCTGTTCAAGAGACTGTGTAGCAGTAGCACCAACAGTCACGGTGACAGTCTTAGCAGTGGTCTTGCCAGTGAGGGTATCTACTTTTATCTCACTCATGCTAAGTCTCCACAAGTAATTACTATAGCCCTGTCATATTCTGCGCCACTTGTAGTTGCAGCACTGGCTTGACTAGCAAGTCTGACAGTTTCAAATTTTGTTGTTGATGTTGTTATTGAAGCCGATGATGACACAGGGTTATAAGTTCCCGAAATGCCTAGCATTCCACCGCCCCTGCTAGTGCTATTTTGTGTTATCGGTGTAGTCGAAGGATAATAAAGCGCATCGCTGTAATTATTAATATGGGTGGCTGTAAAAATTGCTGTTGCATCGTCAGAAACACTAGAGTTGTTAAATGAATTTGTAACGGTGTCAGTAATGTGATTGTAATTCAAAAGACCTTTTGCCGCTTTCTGTTTAGTCAGTGTAACAGGGCCAGTGCCATTGCTGGCAGTGATTGTGTCTGCTCTTAGTTCACTCATGCTATCACCAGATTACCGTTTACAGTCACGGTAACTCCTGTTGCTACTGTTAGAGGGCCAGCACATAAGCCGTTTGTATTAACCGCTACTGTAATGTTCGTGTCTAGCTGCGCCTCGTGTACACGCACAATGTCAGCTAGTCCACCACCGCTATCACCTAAGTAGCTACCACCACCAAGAGTTGTACCAGAAGCAAACATAGCGTTTGTAATTGTACCAGCACCCGGTGTTACTGTCTGCTGGGCTTTGCCCTGAAAGACCACGTAGAAATCATCAGTAGTCTCTACATCACCCAACATAGTCAAGGCAGTACCAGCTACAGTATAGGCTGCGCTTGGCTCTTGACGTACATTATTTACAAATACTTCAATATCCTGTGCGCTACCCACAGCATGGTCAAGCGTAAAATCACGCTTTGCTGTCGGGCTACCTGTGTCACCAGTCAGGTCTTGATATGCTGCTGTGCTAAAGTTTACGGCTGGTATGTTACCAAGATAAGGCATTAAGTAATCTCCAAAATGCTCAAAGTTGTATCTGCGCTGTTTGCAGTATCAGATTGTACTTTTAATACATCCGTATCAAGCAGCACTACCTTCTGATCCCCACCAATTGGTACAAGTGTACCACCTACAGGAATAGGCGCATCCTTAATTAAGAATACGTTTTTATTTACTTCAGTATCAGATGTATCGCTTTCTATTTTAACATCGACAGTTATCTGTGATGTTGCAATATTAGCAATAGACATCCCAATAATAGTTGTTTCTGTTCCAGACTTACCTGTGTATATAGTCATATCAGTATTAGCAGCAGTACCACTTCCTGATGCGCCATGTGTAGCAGAGAATGTTTTTAGCTTAAAAGCGTTTGCCATTATTTACTCCTAATGTACATTAATTATACCATAATTTATATGGTTTGTCAAGTCTTTTCTGTTATCCTAATGCGATAGCTAGTGCTACTGCTGCGCCATTTGCGAATGCCTGTGTAGATACTGTTCCTGTTTCATTAGGCAAAGATATTGTTCTATTAGCTGTTGGGGTTGTTTTATTCAATGTGGTTGTATAAGTAGCTGAAGCCTCTTTAAATACAAGACCAAAACCGTTAGGGCTTGAGTTACCATCATCGTTAAGGGTAATGTTACCACCACTTGTAATACCACTACCAAATGAACCACCACTAATTGTATTTTCCACAAATGCTTTAATAGACTGTTGTGTAGCCAGTGCCGTGGCACTATTAGTAGACATATCGTCTTCATCAAGAATGGCAGTTACAGTTGCACCAGAGGCAAGTGCTAAACTTGTGCTTGCTGTTACTGTAGTTCCTTCAAGAGCAGCGAATGTACCTGCTGCTGCATTGTTAGCACCAATTATTGTACCATCAATAGCACCGCCATCAATGTCTACTTTAGTGATGTCAACTTCACCAGTACCATTTGGTGTAAGTGCAATGTTACCGTGGGCTGCATCCTCTATAGTTATAGAACCAGAACTTGAACCCGCATTAGTATTTAATATTAAGTCACCTGTGCCGTTTGTGGTAATTGTTGCGTTAGCATTATTATCACCAACACGTACTGTGTCAGCATCAAGCTGAACATCGCCAGTACCATTAGGTGCTACAACTATACTACCATTAGTATCTGTACTAATAATAGTGTTACCGTTAACATTGATATTACCAATAGTTGCACCACTACCATTTAGCTTTAAGCGTTCTGCTGCAGTAGCACCTGCCGCCATAGTTTTGAATACCATGTCAAAGTGTTCTGCAGTAGGTGTAAGGTCACTTGTTACAGATTCAATAACACCGCCTGTTTCGATTGTACCTGCTGCAGTTTCCGTAGAAAGTTCAATACCTGTACCAATGCCAACTGCAGGTGTACCTGTGCTTTTAGCTTGTAGTTTTAGTACATCCGTAACAGCATTAGTTACGGTATTCTCAACGTCAAGCAATACACCTGTATTGTGTACGTGTGTAAGTGTTACTTCTTCATTTGCACCTAACTTAATTATTCCACCATCGGATGTTAAGTTTACATTTGTACTAACATCAACTTGACCTGTTACATCTACACCATCTGCATCTGTAGCAAATTTAGTTACGTTATTATGCAATAAAGCTACAGCACCGTCTTCTGTAAACTGAGCCATAACTTCATCATTAGCAGCATTTTGAATTTTTAATTCATTACTACTAATTACTAAAGAACCAGTTCCAATGTCAGAGATAAAACTATTACTACCATTATGATATATTTCTAAGTCAGGTGAAGAACTATCTCCGAATGTAAGTTTTTCACTATCATCAAGGTGTAAGCCATCTAAAGCAATACTACCAGTAACGGCAATACCTGTTGCTGTTGTTGCTAGTTTAACAGAATTGTCATGGTATAAACTTACAGCACCATCCTCTACGAATTGTGCCATAACCTCTGAACCATCATTTTTTCTGACTTCAACTGTGCTACCGTCTAGTGCTAGTTTACCAGTGCCTGTATCTCTGATGATGCTATCTGATGCGTCATGGTATATTTCTAAATCAGCAGCAGCACCAAAAGTAGCTTTTGCATTATCTGCAAACTCTAGTGCATTGTCACTGGCATCAAACACAATATTGTTAGCTGCGCCTGTAAGAGTAACATCACCTGTGGTAGTTACATTTACAAGGTTAGCTGTACCAGCTAGATGTAGGTCTTTAAACTTTAGTCCTGTCGTACCAACATCTAATGTGTTATTACTTTTTGGTTTAATTTCAGTAGTACTAGCTACAAAATCTTGCGCTGGTCCAAGCACAGTAATTGGCCCACCTTCACCAGATGTACCATCGTGCGAGTGTCCTGTACTACTATTAAAAGCAGATTCGATAGCATCGTATTCAGCATCAAAGTCTGCGGCGTTGATAATGTTACCATCCGCTATGTTATTAATAGTATCGGTTCTAGTGTAGCCTTGTCCCATAGTTTCTACCTTCTATCGTTTAATCCATACTCAACGGTTAGTGCATCAATTGAGTAGGGGGGATTATCGTCTTCCGATTCAAATTGAAATGATACTGTAAATCCTGAACCAACAACTTGTGTTTGAAATAACTTTAACAACTTAGTACCAAATCGGGTTATACCAAAAGTACCTGTTCCAAAAAATCCTACTGTACCCTGCGTATTCTGAATACTTATTGGTGCGGGTTGAATAGTTCCCTGACTGTCAAAGTCTAGTTTTAAACTTACGTCAAATGCGACACTACCTTGCGGATCAGTATACAAAAACAGTTTGTAAAATGTCTTACGCTTACGTGGGTCACTAATCGGTAAGTGCGGTGTAGCAAATGTAGTTTGTATATTAATACCGTCAAAGGAGTTACCGCTTTCCATTTGATACAAGTAGCCATCATCGTTGGCAAAGAAAACTTGTTCTACATTCTGGTTATAGTTACTGTCTGCTACATAAGCACGTATGCCACGTGTTTCTGCCCAAGCCATTCCTTCACCGCCTTGAGGCGCAAACTGTGTAGCTAAGATACCTTGAGCATTTTCTTGTGTAATATTATTATTATAACCAAGTAATCTATACTGTGATTTTTCTCTGACTACGCAACTTGTAAAAGAAGTGTTTGCGGAAATAAATCCTGTCATAACACTTTGTATATTTTTAGATACAGAGGCTAGTCCAAAGTCCCCAATTCTATCTGTAGCACTTAATAGTCTAAGCCCATCCGGGCCAAGAAACATAACGTCACCAGCAATCTCTTGCACTGTGTCAGAATCAATACATCCAATATCTGCGGTTATTGTTTGTACTACAAAGTCGGAAACTGCTCTGCCTGTGAGTTGATGTATAGTAGATTCAGTAAAAATAATTAACTGTTCTCTAAATACAGCTAAAGCCGTAACAGTTCCACCTACTCTAAAATTACCTGCTCCATTACCTATTGAGAAGTCAGAGTCTGTTTCAAACGCTGTGTAAGTTACCGTGTCACCTTTAGCAAAGAATAGATGACCTTTAGCCTCTGCTACAAAAGTAGCCCCTATAACGTCTGTAGGTGCGCTTGTTAAAGCGGTAAATGTAGCATTGTCATATAATGCAGGTTCATTTAAACCATCTACAATTACAACTTTTTCAGTGCCATTAAAGTTATATTTAGCAAACTTTGTTTTGTTAGCACCTTCTCTACTTGTAGATAAGAAGGTAATAACTGCACCATCTGCAGGGCTACTTGCTAATGCCGGATTAATAGCTAGTGTAGTACCACCCGATGTTACAGTAGCGGTTGCAGTTACTGTGTATACTAAGTTAACACCTGCTATTTTAAACGCATCACCTTGTTGTGGTGCTGTAAGTAAACCGTCAATAGCTAAAGTAGAACCTGTTTGACTACCACCATTTACAAGAGGTGTACCATAATCTGGCACATTAATTTTTGTAAATCCAGAACCGCCTGTTTTAAATATATCAGCGTTCTTACAAACAATAGCGGTATCTTCCCACGCTGCTACACCAATAGCTAAATATTTAGATGTTGTTGTTTTAAATGTAACAACAGCAGCATTGGCAGGGCTGCTATCTAATGCTGTTGATAAAGTTAATGTTGCTCTGTTATTTGTAGCATCATATGTAACACCGCCAGATGCAATTGTATAAGTACCAGTAACTCCTGCTATTTCTAATGTATCACCTGCAACTGGTGTAGTATGTATTGCAGCTATTATTAATGTTGTACCACTTTGACTATCTCCATGAACAACAGGTGCGCCATATGGTGGTATAATATTACTGTCGTATTTATCATAACCCTCAATACGCCGATAGCCACCCTCAACAGATGGTTCAAAGTTACGTAGTATTCTTGCACTACCCGGAGCATTAATACCTTGCTGCAACGGGGATAGATTAGTTATAAGACCACCACGAAACTCAACTGGGTAGGTTTGCCATGCATCCATTGTGATAGCCCCTAAATACCGAAGCCTGAACTTGCTCCACCTGTAGCACCAGTAAGCATATACGATCTTACGTATGGTGTTCTATTGATAAGCTGAGAACGCATGTGCTTAATACCTTCGTCAAATTTTTCTTTCATAACCAGCGCATCTTGTGTATTGCCCCTAAACAAATATCCATAATGCATCGCACCATCTACAATGATATGTTGAAATCTTTCTGGTATGGTAGGAACATCTGTTGCGGCAGACAAATCGGTGGGAAAAGTATAATATTCGTATACCAATTCATATGCTTTGTCTGGCTCTGGTGTCATAATAAATTCTAGGCTAGGTGCTTGCGCTACTTGTGTAGGTACACCCTGACCCAGAGAAGAACTGTACTCTTGTTCTATATATTTATCTAAGTAATCTTCATAAGCTATTTCTGTAAGACGTGTAGTAGCATTACCTAATGAAGAATTTTCTTTAATACGAAAAGTTTTAAAATTAATTACTTTAGCGTTTGTAGGAAACGCATAACGACTAGTATTAGCTGTTAGTGTAGTTTCCTGTGTAGTATGATTAAAAGGCCAAAAGTATTCTGACTGATTTAAATATCTAATAGATGCATTAACAGCATCTTTAGCTTGTGAATAAAAACCTGTAGCTGATGCAAAATTAGCTGAACTGAGTTCTACCTCATTCAGCCGCCTGTTTACTGCATTTACTAAGCCAAGAAAATCGTATGCCATATTACATCCTTAATGAAAGTGAAGGGGCAAGTTTCCCTGCCCCCTCATGTTATTTAGGCAAGTGCGTCACGGTCTACTTCGTTAGCAGCCGTGTCACCCTGATCGCTGATGTCCATCATTACAGCGAAAGCACGTAGCTTACCAGCCGTAAATGAAGCACCATCACCTGCCAACACAAAGTCAATTGTATCGCCAGATGCAGAAAGTGCTAGTCCATCAATTGCAACCTGCGGGGCGTAAGCACCGTCAGCCGCACCGTCAATGTCTAATGCAGCAGCAAACTCATCAACATCACCACCAGTGAAGCCAAGAGCAGCAGTCGCATTAGTACCTGTATTCATGGTTGCAGAAGATACAACTTGAAAACCAGCACCCAAGATTAGAGTATTGGCAGGTACGGTAATTGCCTGAATAGTATCGCCGGGAGCAATGCTATTTGCAGTCAGGTCAATTGTCACATCAACGTAGTACGGATTGCGTCCACGCTGTGAGTTCCCTGAAGCGGGATGTAGAACTGCGGTAATGTTAGCCATTTCTTATTCCCCCTTATGCCAAGTGGTAAGAGGCGTTAACAAGTGCCTCTGGACGTAGAATCTTACGTCCGTACAAATGCATACCACGAACAATGTCAGCAAAGCTGTCAGGATCACGATATGTCTCAGTCTTATTAATCTGCTCTGCAGTTGCAACAGCGGACGAATGACCAGCAACAATCACACCAAAGTTGGCAGCAGAGTTAGCACCCGCAAAGGATGGACCTGTACCAAGGGCTGGCAAATTGTTAGACGAGTAGACGGTAAAGCCATGAATGTTGTTGCTTACAACGCCATTCTGAAGTCCAGAACCGCCAAAGTCAGCATCAAACAAACGTGAATCTTCGTCTTTCAGGATTTCCATGAACACTGGGTCCAGAACAAGCCAACGTCCCTGTGTGTCAACATTCTGCTGATCCAGCAGACGAGACATACGGGCGATAACCTGAAGTGGGTTAGCGTCACCTGCACTAGTAGGAGCAGCACCTGCGCCTGTACGTGGACTAATAGCGATTGCCTCGCCACTAGACAATGAACCACCGCCATCGTTGAAGTCTGTACCTGTCAGCTTCATTGATGTCAACAATTCATCTGTACCTGCAGTTGAAACAGCGACAGAACCGTTTACAGTTGTATTAACTGTGTTAGGTGTGCCGTGAATCGCAGCTTGCTTGTAACCAGCCAAGTAGCCAAGAACGTCTTGGTCAAACTGGTCAGCGAGGCGGTAAGCCGCACGATCACTTGCCAGTGACTGGAAGTTTACGTGTGAGTGTGCCTCTTCAATGTCATCAACCTTAAATGCAAAGTAGTTAGCTTTGTCAACTGTCAGGTTGAAGTCTTCGTCATCAAGGTCTTGAGGAGTGATTGTAGTACCACGCTCATATGCCTTAACTGTGATCTCTGGTTCTTTGATGATTTTAACTGAATCGCCCATTGAAGCGATTTCACCAAAGTAATCAGAGTTGGTGATTGCCTCACAAACAGCGGCCTTGCGGAAAGCAAGTTGCACCTGTTTGGAGTAAATTACTGGTGAGAAATTACCATTAGGCAGGTTCCCATATCCAGCAGCGGAAGTAAAAGCCATTTCCATCTCCTGTTAATTAGCTTTACAGATGCAAACATTACAAGTCTTAGCAGAGGCTGAACAACGTAGGGTGTGTATTCCAGTTAGGTGGCCGCCCAACTATTCAACAGGCCATGTTTATCAGGTAATCCGAAAGGGTTATTGTTGTTTGCTGATTATAAGTATAACCAAGTAGCTACCCTAGTTACACTTATCTGACTCTAGTTATACTTAAAAATAACTACTTGTCAACACTTTTTTATCTAGCAGAACCAGAAACATCATAGACAAACTTGCCACTACGAATGGCTTCCATGATTTCATCAGACTTTGCCTCGTATTCTTGGGCTGACATTTTCTGAACTGTAGACTCTTTTAGATATGTAGCAGTACCTTCATCTTGAGGTTTGCTACGGCTATTCTTTGTAGACACTGACTTAGCTGCATCTTTATCTTTAGTGGGTTTACTTTTAGAAATACCCATGTCAGCTTTGTACAGATCAATTGCTCTAGCTGCTGAACGTGCATCATTGTCATTATCATACAGCGCATCTTGTACCCACTTAGGCTGTTCTTCTGCCCAATTGTGAAAGTCATCACTGTCTCTAATCTCATCAAAGTCAG